CGTAGAGTACACCTTCAGCAATGCTGGGGATGTGCAGACGGTTCAGCTTGAGGTGACGGGGGCATCTACTTATACGGTTACATGGCCTACATCAGTACAGTGGGCTGGCGGTACAGCACCTGACAGCCCTGCTGCTGGTGAGAAAGACCTATACACAATTACGACAGACGATGGCGGCGCAACGTATTTCGGTGTGCAGTCTGGTGACGCATTCAGCTAAGTGGAGATGTGAAACATGGCGAATGATAAATCATTTAAGATCAAGAACGGGCTGAGTGCCAAACGGTACTTGCAGAGTAGCACAGCCGTAGCAGCTAGTGATGTGGATATGTCGCTGGGCAGCTACTTCACCAAGACGCTATCGGCTAACACTACGTTTACCTTCAGCAACCCACCAGCGTCAGGCACTGCTGGCAGCTTTGCATTAGAGGTGACGGGTGCATCTACATATACAATAACCTACCCTGCGTCAGTCAAGTGGTCAGGAGCCACAACCCCAGATGCACCAGCGGGTGGCGAAAAGGATGTGTATGTATTCGTAACAACTGATGGCGGCACAACGTATTACGGCAAGCAAGCAGGAGATGCAGTAGCATGAGCAACTTAGCAATGATGATGGGCTTGGGTAGTGGTGCTGGGGGTACGCCTTGGTTGGCTGATCTTAGTGTGGCATCTTATGATAGTGTGAGTTTTAGTGTCGGCAGTCAGTCATCAGTGCCTACGTCAATATATATCAAACCTGATGGTTCAGGGTTTTACATATTGGGAGACTCAACCGACAGGATTTATCAATATTCTATGTCTACTGCGTGGGATATTTCCAGTTCTTCTTATGATAGTAAGAATCTAAGCATTGGCGCTCAGGAAAATCAGGGCAAGGGGATGTTCTTCAAGGACGATGGTGCAAAAATGTACATTGTCGGTTCATCTGGAGATTCTGTAGAATCTTGGACTTTATCTACCGCATGGGACATTTCTACAGGTTCATATGATAGTGTTGCATTCAGTACATCAGCGCAAGACAATGACAATAAAGGTCTGTTCTTTAAGGAAGATGGGACAAAGATGTATCTTTGCGGAAGGGTCAGCACAAAGATACACGAATATGATTTATCTACCGCTTGGGATATATCTACTGCGTCATTTAACCAGTCATCGAATTCATTTTCTGCATATGAAACAACCCCAGAGGCTTTAAGAATAAGCCCAGATGGGAATACTTTATATCTACTTGGCAGTGGCAATGACAAGGTCTATGAATTTAGTTTATCATCTAGTCACGATATTAGTTCCATAACATTCGTTCAGGAATTTAGTGTCGCAAGCCAAGAAGCAAACCCGCAAGGAATGTTCTTTAAAGATGACGGGTCAAAAATGTATGTTGTTGGTTATGCAAACGACACCGTCTACCAATACTCAACCGCCTAATCAAAGGAGAAAACCACAATGTCTTACGTTAAGATCACAAACGGGGCAGTAGCCAAGTATCCGTATTCAACGGGCCAGCTACGCCGTGACAATCCAAACGTATCATTCCCACGCAATATCCCACTGGAGATCATGCGTCGTTATGGTATGCGCCCTGTCACAACAGAAGCAATGCCAGACTATGACCCGCTGACACAAAAGGTCGTAACAGCTACAACACCAACACGCAATGTTGTGCGCCTGATGACAGAAGCAGATGCGACTGATCCTATCACAAATGAGGTCAACACTGATCTAGTGGGTACGCCTATCTATGGCAATGACTGGGTGCTGACACGCACTGTGGTTGATCTAACAGCGGATGAAATTACAGCTAACGATGCAGCTACTGCTGAAGCTAATCGCAAGAAGCGGAATGAGTTGTTGGCTGAGACAGACTACTTTGCGTTGACCGATGTAACGATGGATGCAGCCATGACTAGCTATCGTCAAGCACTTCGTGATATAACTACACATAGTAATTGGCCTAATCTTGCTGATGGGGATTGGCCTGTAAAACCGTAAGGGTATAGCCATGCCACTCATCCCACTGCAAATTCCACGGGGTCAGTATCGCAACGGTACTGACTATATGGCACAAGGCCGTTGGCGTGACATCAACCTAGTGCGCTGGCACGATGACGTATTGCGTCCAGTAGGCGGCTGGCGGCAGCGTCAAGAAGTTGATATTGGTGGACTGGCGCGTTCAATTATCGCTTGGGAGGACAACTCAAGCAATCGCCACATTGCCGCTGGCACAGACCAATACCTATATGCAATCAATGCTGGCGGGGATGTAACCGACATTACTCCCGCCGCTTTTACGCAAGGCTTGATTGACGCTGGCATCAATACAGGTTTTGGTGGCAGTTTTTACGGAAAAGAAGAATACGGGCTACCTCGTGCTGACGCTGGGCAGGTCATCCCAGCTACAGTCTGGTCATTAGATAACTGGGGAGAGTACCTTCTTGCCATGTCGCCAGCCGATGGGAAGTTGTACGAGTGGGACTTGAACACTTCCAATAATGCGGTGCAAGTAAGCAACGCGCCAACGGATTGTTCGGGCTTTATGGTTACAGAAGAACGCTTTGTTGCGTGTTTTGGCGCAGGCGGTGTTAGTCGCAAAGTCCAGTGGAGTGACCAAGAGGACAACACAACTTGGACGCCAGCAGCAACAAACCAAGCTGGTGATCTTGAGCTACAGACAAACGGCGTTATTCTTGCGGGGATCAGGACGCGAGGTCAGTCGCTTATTCTTACGACTGAAGATGCGCATACAATGACATACCAAGGCCCACCCTTTGTGTACGGTTTTGAGCGCGTGGGTACGTCTTGCGGATTGGTGGGGGCAAAGGCAGTCGCATCAGTTGATGCGGGTGTTTTCTGGATGGGTCGCCGTAGCTTCTACGTTTACTCAGGTGGCCGCGTTACGGAAATCCCATGCGAGGTCGGAGACTATGTTTTCTCTGACATGAATAAAGACCAAATTAGCAAGGTAAGCTCTGTTGTAAACTCTGCATGGAACGAAATCTGGTGGTTTTATCCTAGTGCAAACAGCTTAGAATGTGACCGCTACGTTGCATATGACTTTGCAGAAAACATCTGGATGACAGGCGCGATGGATCGCACTGCGGGTGTTGACCGTGGCGTATTCCGCTATCCCATGTTTATCGCCAGTGACGGGACACTGTACGAGCATGAAGTTGGCTATAACTACGATAGCTCTGCACCATTTGCCGAAACAGGCCCGATTGCCATTGGCGCGGGTGATAACATAATGAATGTTGTTGAGCTTATTCCTGATGAAAAAACGCAGGGTGACGTAAACGCTAAGTTTAAAACCCGCTACTACCCCAATGCTGAAGAACGCGAGTACGGGCCGTTCACTATGAGCAATCCTACGTCTGTACGCTTCCAAGGTCGTCAAGTGCGTATGCGCGTTGAGGGCGCTGAGGATGCGGATTGGCGTGTAGGTATTATGCGGTTAGACGCGCGGCAAGGTGGGCGTAGATGAGAGTTGTCCCACCATTTACAGAGGATGCACGGGCTTGGGCAGAAAACATTAGGCGCTTTCTAGGCAAGGCACTTAACCAGTTGGACGCCAAAGATCAGTATAGCTCTGCCTCTGAAGATGGCGTTATTCTGTGGGATCGTGAAAACAAGTATCCCGTTGTGTCTAAGGATGGCGCGTTTGTGCAGATCGTTCTTGAGGATGGTCAATACGCTGGCGCAGTCACGACAGACCAGACAGCGGCAGCTATAAACACAGCTTATGCTTTAACGTACACCTCTAGCATTGCAGAGGGTGTAACAAATGGAACGCCTGCAAGTCGCATTGTGTTCGCTGAAGCTGGTCAATACATGATTAGCTTTTCTGCGCAAATTGCATCAACGTCCAGCAGCACAGTGAACTTCTGGTTTTGGCCTCGCATTAACGGAACTGACGTTACGGGGTCAACGATGAAAAACGCGCTGCACCAAAATGGTTCGGTGCTAGTTGTGTCGCGCTCTGCGATCTTTGATGTAAATGCTGGAGATTACTTAGAGGCTATGTGGGCAGTAGATAGCACAAGCGGGTTTTTAGATGCCACGGCTGCGACAGCATTTGCGCCTGCCGCGCCTGCGTCAACGATTGCCATAACGAGGTTGCACGGATGAATGCGCATGCAGACATAAATCCGCTAGAGCGTTGCAAGCCTTGGATTGAGGACGCGCTAAAGCGTTCTGGCAATCTAAACACTTGGGCAGAGGTATGCGAGGGCATACGTTCTGGCAAAATGCAGTTATGGCCTGCAGAGCGAGGATGCATTATTACTGAAATCGTGGTATATCACGATACAAATGCCTTGCATGTGTTCCTTGCAGGTGGTGAATTGGATGAAATTTTACAAATGACTGAAAATGTGAAAGAATGGGCAAAATTGCAGGGCTGTTCCTTTGCTTCTTTTGATGGTCGTTTTGGATGGCAGAAACCTTTGGAGAAAATAGGCTGGAAGCCTCACTCCATAACAATGCACTTGGAGTTTTAATATGGGTAGCAGTAAGACCACTCAGGAAACAAAAATCCCAGAGTACCTAGAGGAAGCTGG